TTTATCAACCAGTCTTTTTAAATCAATAAAAGAAACTTACCCAGATCACAACTTATACGTTGCTACTGAACCTCAGTTTGCAGAGCTACTGAAAGGCAACGAACACGTTCACAGGGTTATACCGTTTAACGAGCAATTTGAAAGTCATTACTTTACAGAAGGCGCTGGAGAAAATGAGGGTTTTTTTGAGATTTCCTTTATCCCGCATATAACCACGCAGAAGTTTCAATCTTACCAACATAACGGCAAAGACATTATCAATTACAAGGATTTAAGATATGCACATAATTGAGTCATACGCAACGCATTGTGGCTTAAGGATTGACAAGCCTTGGATTTACCAAAGCTATTATCCAATGAGCCACAAACATTATATTACCCTACAACCTGCTGGTGGAGCAGATGTGCGTGATTACGCTTATTGGGATGAAGTTATTCAATACATTCAGCCTGAATTAGAAAAGCGTGATATTAAAATCTTGCAGCTTGGCGTAGAAAAAGACCGAGCCTTACCAAACTGTATTCACACACAGGGCTCAACAGACTTATCTCAAGTAGCCTACTTAATCAACGGTTCAATGCTTCACGTTGGCGTAGATAGCGTAGGGGTTCACATGGCTTCTGCTTATAACAAAAAAATCGTAGGCTTATACTGCAACCAGTGGACTAGATCAAGTGGGCCTTATTGGACTAAACCTGAAGACATGAGGCTACTTGAGCCAAGCAGAGACGGTAGAAAGCCCAGTTTCTCGTTGAATGAAGAACCTAAAACAATTAATGAAATTTCTGCCGAAGAAATCGCACAATCCATTTTTGACTTGCTTGGAATTGAAGAAAAAATTCCATACGAAAGAGTTCATATAGGTAAAAACTATAATGATATTAACATTCAAAACACCCCCACTTCGGTAGCCAGAATAAATCAGGAGCAGTTCTCAGGACACCCTTTGATCGTTAGGATGGATGTAGAACACAATGAAAAAATTTTAGCAGAACAATTAAAACACACTACTTGTGTTATTTGCTCCACTAAAACTATCGATAGAAGCATAATCACTAATTTTAAGCCCAGAATTCAAAATTTTGTTTATTATCTAGATGACGATCATGATAAAGATTTCGTTGAGTTTTTACGAAGTAACGCCGTTCCTCATAGCCTATTGACTAGGCAAGATGGCAGAAAGCTTGAAAAGTTAAAACTAGAATATTTAGACTACGGTTATATCTTCCGAAAATACATTGACGAGGAAGGTATCAAAAAGCTTAAAAACGAAGACTTATCAAAATACATGTTTAAAACAAGAAAGAAAATCCTAAAAGACGGTAAATGCTACAATAGCATTTCCAACCTAAAGGCCGAAGTACCTATGGAGTCTATCAATGATTTTTCTTTTACTTCTATAACAGATAACCCAGAATTTTGGGACTTTTTAGACGAAACTTACATAGTCAAAAAGCTTGACTAACACTCAAGGTTCATCTAAACTTGTATTTATGACTAAGAAAGCTAAAGCCGAAGGTTTAGTACGCATCAAAAGAGATGAAGACGGTCTTATCTCAGATTCTAGCGTAAGCTACGTTTTTGATGACAACGGATTTATTGATTGGCGTAAAATGCTAGACGATAAATGGCTCTATCCTAACCCAACCAAAAACCTAAAAGTCACCGATGTTTCTAAATTAGACGACAACGACCTTTGTGTTCTTTTGCAGGGCTACAAAGAAATTGCCCAAGTCAGGGGCTTTACGAATGTTAAGTATCAAATTTCAGCACCAGCCTCAGATTATGTAGTTGCTAATTGCTCTATTGATTGGATTCCAAATTACGAAACAGAAGGCAACCCTGTTACTTTTTCAGCTATAGGTGACGCATCTCCAGCTAACACTAACGGCTTTGGGGCTCTCTATCTTGGCCCTATGGCTGAGAACAGGGCGTTTGTACGGTGTGTAAGAAGCTTTCTAAAAATAGGTATTGTTGGTCGTGACGAGCTTGCCGCAAACGCTGCTGCTTCCAGACCTGTTACTAATCAAATTCCCACAAGTGGAGAAGACAAAGGCGCTAGCGCTGATCCAATTGCGATGCTTTCGTCTTTGATGTCAGACAAAGGGGTTACATTTACTTCTGTAAAGAAAAAGTTAGTAGAAGAAAATTACGAAGGCGTTGAAAAAATGCAGTCCATAAATCAAATCCCAAAGATTAAAGCTTTCGAGCTTATAGAAAGACTTAAAAAAGTTAAGTCTTAGGGTAATCAGATTTAACTTGCTCTATAAATGCAGTAAGACTATCTAACTTATCTGACCTGCCCATGTGATGCTCTGTAATAGCTTCAAACTGCTTCTCCATTGGCCACTCAGACAGTATAGCTTTTTGGCGTTGTACCTGAATATCTCTGTTACTAATTTCGGAGCTTTGATTGTCCCACTTATCTTGCAATTCCTCAAGAGTGGGTTTAGCAATTGAATTGTTTTCACCCCAGAAAAGGTCATCATAACTATTGTTTTTTACGACCCATTCATGTTGTGAGTAAAACGTAGATAATGTTTTTAGTATGTCCATTAGTAACTTATTCCTTGAGCTTCTATCTCTGTTACAGTCATATATGATCGGGCTACATCTAATCCGTATGGATTAGTTTGAGTTGAGTTTCTATTTAGATAGACCGTAGAAAGAGAACTGTCTGACCTACCGAGGCGCACACGCCACGTTTGAGAGTTTGTAGTGCCAGCGGTAGCTACGAAACTTAAAACGGCCATATGACCCATTTGTGGGCCAATAAGGCTATAATTCCAGACTCTTCTCGGTGATGTTTCATTGTCTTTAAATAATGCGACCACAGCGGCCCCCCAAAAGTCGTTTTCTAAAGATAACTCACAAGAAATTATAAATGTACTGGAAGGATGAATAGCTGAAACTGAAGTCGTAGCTATTTCGTAGCCATGCGTATTGTTAGGTGAAATCGTAGGGATAGCTGAGTTAATACCTAAATGATCAGTTATGTCTGTGACCGTATGACCAATTAGCCTTCTTGGTTCTGCTGTTTGCGCTGGTACTAACGGGTCAAAGTAAAGCTTTGTATAACCCAACTCATTTTGAACTCTAACTTCATGCTTGCCAAGAGAAGCGTCCAAAAGCGGCACATTACCATTTATTGTCGTGTCACTTGCCGCAGAAAAAGTAGAAGCAATTTCGTTTTGAAATTTATCAACAAACAGAACCCCAGTAGCTTGAGTCAAATTTTGACCGCTTACCACAAAAGAATCATTTAAAAGACCATACGAAGGGTTTATAGAGCCTCCAGACGGCAGAGAGATAAATTGTATATTAGATGACATATTATGGAGAAGGAGTTAAAAATGTAAACGAACCACTTGAGCCAACAAAAGAAAAGTCGCTCAAATTCACGTTTATTGAATGAGTTTGATAGTTATAGTTGTCATTTCCAGAATTAGTAAAACTAACAAAAGGATGCAATGCCCCACTTGGATTTACAAAGCTCCCGCTGGTTATCGCTTTGGTTTCTGAACCATCTGATAAGCTCAAACGGTAAGCGTTCATTAAGTTATTTCCGCTTATTGTTATCTGATCTGTTTTTGTTGCCCTAGCGCTGCTTATCCCTAAAATAGACGCAGGCTTACCAGAAACGCTAACAGAATTATAATTAGGTATATTTATAACTTTAGAGCCAAAATTTTGTATACTATTTAAAGTTCCACCTTCGTAAATTGAAACTAAAAATGGAACGCCAACACCAATCATATTAGCGTTAATTGTGGCTGTAATTTTTGTAACCCCAGTAGTCAAACTGTCAGATAAAGATAAATTGTTCAAAGACGCCGAACCGTCTTCTCTAGCGCTTTTTATATCATATGCTGTTGGAGAACTCACAAAATATCTACCTGCAACATTAGAAATTCCCGCGCCTCTGACTTTATCGTTACCATTGATACCAACTAAAGCTCTAGCTTCAGCAGCGTTAACCGCGTCTATAGTAACTTGCTCTCCAATTACAAAATTTGTAGTAGATAAACCAGTTATGGTTGGTATAGGATAGAAAAATTCAGTTGAAGTATAAGTTCCGTCTGTATCTCCAGTATATCCACTGGCAACTAACTGTGATCTCATTATACCTCTCGGAACGCTTACAGTATTACTGTTTAAACCAGTGGCTGTAGAGGTCGCTTCTACATAAGTTTGATTGTATCCAGAAAATAGAATTTTCGAAGTTTCTACTTGACTACCATTTATAGTTAAAGAGTCTTCAAATTTACCAGCGCCTGAAGATAAATTCGAAATGTAAGGCGAAATTACTTTAAGATTAGAAGCAGTGATTATTTCCTCGTCTATTTTTTGAACATAGTTACCATTTGCATAAGAACCGCTTTGATTTTGCAACTTAACTGGATAGCCGTTTAAAGCTGCCGTAGGGACATTAAAAGATAAACCCGAACTACCACTGTAAATTAAATCCGCGCCTTCTAATACTAACTCTTGTGAAAAACCAGTAACAACAACTCTGTTAACTTTATGAAGTGACTTTCCTTGTATAAACCCAGACTCTCCAAACTTTAACCCAGAGGTGGTACTTATATTATTTAAATCACCCTCTATAGGTGGAGCTTCTACAGATACTTGAGTTGTAAATTCGCCTCCTTTTGTTTTTACTGTAACATCTCGGCCAGAACCAACAGATATGTCCGATGGCATTGTAAACACAACGCTGTTTTCAGACTCTTTGTAATATACAGCTTTCACGCCTTCAACAAAAACGCCCGTAGTTTGATGCAGGTAAGCACCACTAATTAAAGCGCTTTCCTCCCATCTTAGAGAGTCGTCTGAAATACCCGAAAAACTAGGTTTTCCAAAAAATCTATACTTACTATCTCCAGTGGCGTAATTAATTCCATTGTATACAATAACGTCGTTCAACTCAGGGAGACAACACGGCACAACAACAGATACTTGGGTAAAAGAAGAGTTAAAAGACGAGCTAAGAGTGCCGACTTCATTACCTGTTGTGTTAAAAAATACCTGTGTGCTATCTGGATATAAATTTAATCCAGTAATAGTTAAAGTATCTCCTTCTGTAATTTTTTTATACATATCTGTCTACATTTACAGTCCCACTTCCTAAAGTGTGTTTACCTAGTGCTGTCGTAAACGACCCGCTTTCATGCCTAAGAATATAAGAGCCTTCTTCTAAAGAGCCGCTCCAAGCATCAAGAATGTTTTCTGAAAAAGTTATATTACCGTATTTTCTTTCTCCATTTGCAAACTTAGAGCAAGCTGCATTTAGGGTGGTCTCAAAGCCAGTGCATCTAGAGTCTAAAGATGCTACGAATTGTGTGATTGTATGTTCAGGTTGAGCCAACGTACCTGTTGTGTCGTAAATCAATCTGTTTCTGTTGAAATTAATTTGTATTGAAGCGTCTGGGCAAGTCGAAACAACATTTGCTCCAGAGTAATTTCCACTGATCTGAGGGTTATAGCCTACGTAATAACGTTTGTTTACATGCCCTGTAACACCTTGGTAATATGTAGAATCACTTTGCCCACTAAATACGCTTGAGTAACTTGTTGAATTATTGTTAATATTGAATGTGCTCGTATCGTTAGCTAACTCGTCAATTAATACGCCACTTGCGTTAAAATGACTTATCAAAGGTGTTAGATCAGTCAAAGCGTCTGACAAGGTAGCGCCAGTTGCGACAATAATACCCAATACAAATTGTCCAGTTTCTACACCAGTAGTGATAGAGTAAGATTGAGTTGTGAAATTTCCATATATACCCGATTGAGTCGCGTTTGTGGCTGCGATTAAAGTGTTTAATTGGCCTGTAAACTCAACGTATTGATTGCATGGCGAACTGCTGCTACTTGTAGCACTGCTTGAAGTTGGGCCAGTCGAACTGCTGGTTGCGCTGCTTGTTGCGCTACTTGTTGCGCTACTACTGGTCGCACTACTGCTCGTTGCGCTATCATCAGTAGGCAAACTGCTTGAACTACTTGTTGCGCTACTACTCGTCGTGCTGCTACTTGTTGCTGACCCATCATAATTACCAGAAACACATTCTTCCCCACTTATTTCATTGATTGTAAAGACACTAGTGCCACCCATGTTTGAATGACTTGCGCAATAAGGGAAAATAGTTGTATTTGAGCCTTCGTGAGCGCGATATTCTGGTACATGAAATTTTACTGAAGCGCCAGCTTGGCCTCGCACGCCATAATGATATACACCCTCACCAGTTCCTAATGCATGGGCAGAGCCCCCAGCGTGCGTGCCGTCTTGAGTTTCAGAAAAATTAAACGGATGAGTAGAATTTGTTGAGTCTGATAAATCAAACTTATAGATTTTCATTCCTGTGGGATTCACCCCACAGTCATTGTGGTAATCAAAGCTTATAGAAACATCTTGCTCCCAACCAGCTAAACCAGAACCACTAAAAAAGAATTCATTTTGGCCACCATAACTACCACCGTTATTGGCTACTTTTACATAATATGTTATATGTGGGTCAGGCATTTTAGCAGTATCCGTAGAAATATCCAGTTTCGGTTAAGTTCACGATCTCTCCTGTAGTAAAGTACGAGGGATCACCAGTGGTGCAGTATTTTCTATTGTTTTGTATTTCTTGAGTAATCAAAGTATTTACCGTACTAATGCTTTGGCCTGAGAAAGTTAAAGTAGTTGAGCCCGTGGCGCTTCCTGTGATTACAGCAAAACCGCTTGACAGTGAATGCTCTCCTCCCCATCCTGCGGGGTAAAGAATACTCATTCCAGAACTATGAACGTTATGCCAAATTTGATCGTTAGTGTTTTCTAGCTGTACGGTGCTAAAAGGAAAAGAAATCCCACTTGAATAACTATAACTTTCAAAATTATCTGATATACCAGTTGAGGTTGAAATTAAATTGTAACCAGAGTAAGCGCCAGTGCCATCCATCATGGCGTTAATTGATGCTAAATTGTCAGAAGCATTATACCCGCTAGCAGAAACAGTCACTGCTACACCCGTGTCTGTAACGCCTATAACACCAGAAGTAACACCTGTCTCTGAAATGATAGTGCAGAAAAGATTTTGACTACTATTGTAACTGTTGTACTTGCCTACATTATCGTTTCTTAATTGAGTTATTAATGGTAAAGCCAACGGGCTTCCGCTTATTGTTCCAGTATAAGTTCCAGTTGAAGTAAAAGTAGAATCAACAGTAGTTTCAGAAGTGGTTTCGCTTGTAACAGAGCAAATCCTTGGGTCTAAATTGTAAGAAACATTTGGGTCGTATGCTCCATATAAGCCTTGCGTATAAGTACCGCTGTTAAATTTGTTGTAAGCTTCTGTGTCAGCTAGGCTTTCGCTCTGGCCAAGACCTTTAATCGTGTACTCAGTCGTTACTGTTTGAGTAACGTCTGATTTTTTGCTCAAACTAAAAGTTACGTTTCCAGCGTTGATTGCTCCACCTGAAAAAGCTAAAGAAATTCTATCTGCTTCTCCAGTATTTAAAAATTCATAAGTTTCAGCGCCAAGAGCGGCGGTCAAATCTGATCCAGAAGTTAATTCTTGTAAATATCTAAAACCGCTTGAAATATAAGTTTCGTAACCGTAAGAGTGGCTAACATTATCTAAAATCTGAACAAAGTCTACACCAGTAACAGACGCTCCGCTTTTAGTTATAATTATGTCGTGAAACCCAGTTTCTAACCCACTAATAGAAACAGTTAGCTGGCCGCTTGTACTACTAAATCCTGTTGGTATTACTTGAATAGAGTCTTTAGATTTATAAACCACAGAAGTTAGATCACTTAACCCAGAACCATTTACAATAGCATTACTAGTAGAACCTTTAGTGTCGGTAATTCTTTGGTTAGGGAATATAAACAGTTGCTGAGATTTATCTGACCCGCTAACTTCGCCAGAGGTTATATACTTAGTATCGCTTACTACAGACAAACCAGAATAAAGGTCAAAATATAAAAAGTCATTATACTCACCAGTAGGAACAACAGCATTTAAGGTTGTGTTGTTACCGCTGAAATTTAAACCTAAACCAGTACCTAAATTAACACCCGTTATAGAGGATAAAGCGTTACCAAAAATATCTATAGTTCCACCGCCACTTGCAACTATACTGAAACTGTTTATTCTTGAAAGTGTTACAAAATTGTCTGTGGTCTCAGTTTGTATTCCTGACTCGTTACAAGTAACAGTGACAGTGGCTTGCTTTACGTTTAAATTGCCAGTATGCTCTACGGTTGCAAACGCAACAAAATTATCCGAAGCGCCCAAAGCTGAAGCAGTCACATCACCTAGTCTAGTTTCAGAGATTGTGTAATCACCAGTAGTAAAGCCTGTCGGACCCCCACAGTAACCGCTTTCATGCCCGCTAACAACAAGCCCAGAAGCTTGAGCTAAAGAGCTACCTGTTGCAGTTATAATGCAAACACCAGAAGCAGTATTATGATCTGTGAATGTTACTTCGCCTGTGGTACAACCAGAAAGAGCAGTGTTAAAAAACCCTGAAGTATTTATAACACCACTAAGAGCGCTGTAAGCTCCATCGTTACCATCTCCTGTGGCTGTTATGTCAAAAGTCTCTACTGAATTATTTTTCTCAAAAACAACTTTTCCATAAGTAGCTGTTTGAGGAACAATTGTGTCTAGTACGGTTTCAGAAATTTTATTAAAATTTGCTTGGCCACTGCCAAACTTAACTCCAGTCACAGAAGTAGCATCAGTTACTTGGAACTGTATCGTGTCTCCTATGTTTCCGCTTACTGGCATTAAGGTATGTCGATTTGGTTAACTACTGTTACGTTAGATGAAGATACTTCACCGTAAGGCGTAACAACTTTTACTGGACCGCTTTTTGCAAATCTTGGCACTTTTACTTTTATTTGCGTTGAGCTTCTTTCTCTAAAATCGTTAGTTCTAATTGTATTGTTGAAATATACTGCGGTTGCTTGATCTAAGTTAGTGCCTTGTATCGTTAAAATCTGAAGAGTGTTTACAGGACCTGGCGCTGTGTTGGTAATTGTCGGAGCAGAGCCGTATCCATTTTCTTCAATGTTTAAAGTAGAAACAACCTTCTCTCCGAAGTTTATTGATATATCTTTACTTTGAAGTACGCCTTTGACGCTCCAAAGTGTTGACTGCCCTCTTATGCCTATATCAACACTTATCTCTTTGCCCGTGTGAGGTATCGCCTCAAGTATGTTGTAAGTATCCAAAGACAAGCTTTTTATCTTTTCCCCATATCTATGCTCAACGGGAGCGATTCCGCTTATATTATATAGTGGCGTAAAATTATGAGCTTCGTCATACGATATGGAAGCAATCCTGCTTGTGACATCCATACCCGCCAAACTAACCGTCAAATCTGACATCTTGTACCAATCCCAGTTTTGATCAGGTAGTATAGTCGGTGAAAACGTACCAGCAAGGTCTTCGTAAAAATTAAAATTAGCGCTAACTTGTAAAACTCCGTGAGGATTTGCGCTCCAGCTATACGAATTAAGAAATCCAGACTGAATAGTAGTTCCACCCATGTCTATGCTAAATACATTTTGGCCTGGCTTGGCGTCAGCCACGTAAAAAGGGTCGCCACTATTAGCGTCCACATAGTAATTGAGGCTAAGAGAGCCGTTTATACCGTTTGAAGCTATGTAATTATCACCACCTATACGATTAATACGGGTAGATTTAGTGAGTTCGTTAGAAAACGACAAAGAAGCAGAATTAGCCAAAATTCCGCTACCATTCACCTTTAGGCTGATATTATTATAATTATAGTAATCTGCCATTACCCTTGTACCTTTATCCTATACTTTTACACTAAGATTTTTTATTTTTTATCGCTAAAACGTGTAAAATAAAGTAAGGAAAAAGGATATGGGTTCTATATATGAAATACCAAGCTGGTCTGCGGGTACGGCTTCGAAAAATGAAGTTTATCTTCATAATAGCAATCACTTCTATAGTTTAGAGGACTCAAACACTCAAACACCAGCCGTGGGCGCATCAAAATGGGGCGGTATGACTACTTTTGACAATAAAGAAATACCTCATTTCTTTTGGATTCCCAGTTACTCACCAGTGATCTCCACGGAGCCATCAGTTAGAACTCTCAAGTTTGGCGATGGGTACGAACAAAGAAGCCCAGATGGTATCAACACTAACCTTCTTAAAATCTCTTTGAACTATGATAATAGAGATGAAGCAGAAATTACGGCAATCTCTCACTTCTTACACGAAAGAGGTGGCTCAGAGGCGTTCGCATATTTGCCGCCTTCTCCTTATTCCTCAATGAAAAAGTTTGTTTGCAGAAAATGGGATGTTACGATGAACTTCGATAACAACTACTCAGTTAAGGTAGACCTAGAAGAAGTAGTGGAATAAAATGGACACCTCAGACGCTCAAAAGTCATTAAAAAAGGTAACAAGGGATGCATCTTCGCTGAACCCTACGGCAATATTGTCTTTATTTGAAATTGATATCACTGACCTTTTAAAGAACAATGAAAGAAGCTTACTTATTGAAGGCAGTGGTGGTAGCGCGTATACGACAAACGGTAAAACAATATTAAGGTTTCATAATAACATTAAACTTTTCAGAAGCTCTATATTCTTTAACTCTCAGGAATATTTTGCAGCGCCTATAGAAATAACAGGATACGAAATTAGCGCTAAAGGTTCACCTCCTAGACCAAAAATGTCAATTTCTATTGACCCAGAAGGATTGCGCCAAGAATTAAAAGATAGAATTATTTTCATTAAAACAGCAATTAGAGATTTAGATGACCTTGTAGGCTCTAAAGTAACAAGGCTTAGAACTTTCACTAAGTATATAGATAACTCTAATTTTTATGATGCTAATGGCGATTTACTAACCAACATTGTTAATCCACCGCAAGGTTTTGACCCAGACCCAAACGCCCAATTCCCTCCTGACGTTTATTTTGTTGATAGAAAGTCTGCTGAAACCGTAAACGTAATGGAGCTAGAATTAGCTTCACCATTTGACACTCAAGATTTAAAACTACCTGCTCGCGTTGTAAATGACTTTAACTGCCCTTGGACTTACAGAGGCGAAGGCTGTTGTTATGAATGGAACCAGCAAAAAAATTCTGCTGACTCTATTTATGGTAAGTCTGACGACACAAACAACACCCATGAAAACTCTAACTCAGACTGCCTAACAACACCAAATCCCGCGCCAAACATTGGAGCAAACCCAAACGGCGCTGCGCCAGCAGTAGCTACCTATAACAACGAATTAATTTCAACTATTATAGGTCAAAGCCCCCTGTTTAATTCAAACGATGGACAAGACGAATGGAATTCTAACACTAGTTACGGAAAAGGACAAACAATAAGAGTTAAAATAAAAGGTATTAATTATTATTTTGTTTCTAAAACAAATAATAACAGAGGTAATGTACCGCCAAATGACACATACTGGGTTGCAGATCAGTGCTCGAAAACAATTGATGGTTGTAGATTACGCTGGAAAAACAATCCAGAGCTAGGAACTATTTCTGGCCCTTTGCCTTTTGGTGGGTTTCCAACTTCTAGGAGGGCAGTAGATTGATTTTAGATAACGACATAAAAAAACAGATCAAAGCTGAACACCTAAAAGAGTTCCCTAAAGAGTGCTGTGGGTTAATTGTGTCCAACAAAGGCGTTTTAAGTTGCGTGCCCACTAAAAATGATTCCTTAGAAAAAGACTTCTTCAGGGTTAACCCAAGGGATTATTTAAAAGCTTCAAACCTTGGTGAAATAGTAGCTGTTTATCATTCTCACACGAATGGTAATCAAAACTTTTCTGAATTTGACAAGTTCAACAGCATAAATCACAACATTACTTATGTTATGTATTGCCCCGAAAACAATACTTTGCTGCAATTTTCACCTTCTTACAGCGAGTTTAATACCTACGTAGGAAGAAAGTTTGAAATAGGAGAATCGGATTGCTATTCCTTAGTAAGATCATTCTACGAAGCCGAACTAAAAATAAGTTTGGGTCATTATTACAGAGATCAAAACTGGAGAAGTTATTTGAGTGATCTTTTTGAAAAACATTTTGAAGACGAAGGTTTTTATGAAGTTAGTAGTTTAAATAAATATGATTGTGTATTATTTAGCAATGGTAAAAATAAACCCTGCTCTCATATATCTTTGTATTTGGGGAATGGTATGATATTACATCAGCCTGAAAAAAGCTACTCTAGAATAGAATCACTAACAGGCAGACACTTACAATTAATCAAAAAAGTCATTAGGCACAAAAATGTCACAGCTAACTAAAATTACTTTTCATGGCAATCTAGCAGAAGCTTTAGGTCAAAAAGACTTCGAGCTTAAGGTAGATAATGTCGCTGAAGGCTTGCGAGCGGTTGACATTATTTCTAAACGAAAGCTCTCTAAGGCTATTATTGAAAACGAAAAACAAAACATCAAGTACAAAATCTTAACGGATGAAAAACCGCTTTTTAGCGAGGATATAAATGAAATAGAAAAAATAGCTGACTCTGAATTGTTTATAAACAAAAACCATAAAACAATCGATATTGTTCCTGTGCTAGAAGGAGCAGGTGATGACGCAAAAGATATTGGGTTAGTCTTAGGCGGGGGCCTTTTATTTGGTATTGGCTACGCCATGCAAAGCTCAACAATGATGATGATTGGCGCTTACGCATTTTTAACAGGAATGAGTAACCTGCTTGCTGAACCACCAGAGTTTGAAGATTTTAGGGAAATACAGCAGACCAATAAAAGAGAATCGTATCTTTTTAATGGCCCAGTAAATACCTTTAACCCAGGCGGGCCTGTACCTATAGGCTATGGCCGTGTAATGGTGGGGTCACTTACTATCGCTTATTCTCACGAACACGGAGATAGACTGATTTTCAACAACGGAACTTATTATAACTAATGGCAACCGATAAAGTACAAGGAATTTATTTCGAGGATTCAGGTATTAGATACATGTCTAATACTACAGGGTATGTCGTTGACTTGCTTTGTGAGGGTGAAATTTCTGGCTTAGTACACCAAGATTACAAAGACAATGGCTCAAATTCCATAGGAACTATAGGTTATACCGCTGGTGTTACTACTGTTAATTATTCTTCAAACCCAGATAATGGAGAATTAGCTTCTATATATTGGAATAAAACACCCATATTTGATAAAGACTCTCAAAAATTTAACTACTCAAACATAGATTTAGTAACTAGTCAAAAAACCGTAGCTGAACAAGGCTTGTCTTCCCGAAGGCTTGTGCAGGTAAATGAAAAGCTCAGAGGTTTAGAAAGAAAAACTGGAGACACAATCGAGTTTGTTAAATACCATCGCTATTATACAATCAGAAACAAATACTGTAATAAAGCAATTATTAATTTAAGAGTCAATTCTCTTGGTACGTTAGATAAAAATCCAGGCACTACCAATCAACCAAATGAAACCTACGGGCAACTGCTGGATTCTGATGTTACGGTAAATATTGATTATAGAGCAAAATACGCTTTAGGCGCAGACATACAATACTCTCATGGAGGCAAAGTTGAGATAGAAGGCTCTTTAACTTCGCCTTACGCTAAAAGCTTTGAGTTAGACCTACCTTTAAATACTGCAAAAGACTCTCAAGGTAGAGGAGACTTTATTGGTTGGGAGATAAGAATTTACAAAAACAAAGAAGAGCCTACCACCCCAGACGTTAGAAACGAAGTTGTTGTAGACAATATCGTAGAAGAGATAGAAGACACTTTCGTTTACCCTAAAAGTCACGTCATAAAGAACACTTTCGATGCTGAGAATTTTTCTCAGATACCAGAAAGAGCTTACGACATGAGGCTTTTGAAAGTTAAGATTCCAAGTAATTATGACCCCATCACAAGAACTTACGCTGGTAATTGGGACGGGCAATTCTCTACGGAATCACACGCTAACGGAAAAGGAAAATATTGGACCGACAACCCAGCTTGGTGTTTTTATGATTTAATTACAAATAAAAGATACGGTCTTGGTAGATATGTAGACACTTCAACGCTTGACAAGTGGACGCTGTATGAAATCGCTAGATACTGTGACGAACTGGTTGAAGATTACGACAACGGCTTGGAGCCAAGATTTAGCTGCAATATCCTTATACAGTCTCGCTCAGACGCCTACCAAGTCCTTAACGACATGGCAAGTATCTTTAGGGGCATTGTTTATTACAACGGTGGAAGTTTATTCGCTGTTCAGGACTCATTAAAAGAGCCAGTATTTCAATTTAATAACACGAGTGTTGAAAATGGAGAATTTAAATATTCAAGCACTAGCGCTAAAGTACGGCACACGGTAGCCATTGTAAGATACAATGACAGAAATAACAAGTTTGAACCAGCAGTTGAATACGTGGAGGACATAGATGCTATTAGAAAATACGGCATCAAGGAAAAAGAAATCTCAGCGTTTGGCTGCACAAGTAAATCTCAAGCTCAAAGGCTTGGCCGTTGGATTCTTTCTACGGAGGCAAATGAGACCGAAACAGTTTCGTTTACATGCGGTCAGGAAGGGGCCATACTGCGCCCAGGAGACGTTTTCAGCGTCTCTGACTCTAATAGGAGTATGACTCGGCGTGGCGGCAGAATCAGAGCCTTAGAACGAACCAGTGACTCTAGTTTTAAGATCGCTATTGACTCTCAATTGAAAGGCGGCAAAAGCTGGGATGGTAATAAATTTGTTACAAATGAGAATTTAGACTCAAAAATTGAATACCAATTAACTGTTTCTACCCCCTCTTTTTATTACGACACTTCTCAGGTTAATCTTAATAACTCTTCGGAAATAGATTTAATTAGAAACAAGCAAGTACAAACATTTGATATTAGCCCGAACACAGTTGCGTATCATTCAGACAGCGGCGTAAGTGTTATAACAGTTAGCGGCAACCTTAATGAAACAGCTTATACAACCAGTGGGTTTAGCGGCGAAGCGTTATGGAGTATAGCCACAACAGGCGTAAACAATGACGCTGATACTTTTTTTGAAAAGCTGGCTCAAGAGCAAGAGTACAGAGTAATTAATTTAAGCGAAAGAGATAAGGGTAAATACGAAGTTTCTGCTGCTGAGTATGCTAGAGCTAAGTACGCTGAAATTGATCAAGCAACTAAGCCTGTAAACAGCGTAAATTTTCAAGTCCCAAGTTCTCCGACAAGCGTAGGCCCAACTACTATTGTGCCAACGAAAATTGATGGAGCACCAAACACAAAACTAGTTACGTTTACGATAGGCCAAAGCGCAGATCACGACACGTCTGTTTCTTACTATCAAGCTTATATTAAAAAAGGAAGCTATCCAACTGAATCTGATTATGATTCAACAGTTAAAGTTTACTCTTTAAATAATTTAACAGCCAACTTTATTCCAGCTTCTAATGGAACTTACTATATAAGGGCTTACGCTTATAATAGTCTTGGCGAATCTAATGGCTCACATGGTTCCGCGCAAAACACAACTACAGTTGGAGGCGTTACTCCCGTAAGAGATGTTAGGATAACTCATCTTTCACTTTTTGATGACCTCTTGGGTGGGGCACAAGGCGACACAAGCGACCCAACAACACCAGGCTCTATCGATCAGTTCGATGATTCAACAGCGCAGTTTAAATGGCAGACTTCTGTGCCGCAATTTCAAGGAGCTAACATAGCTGTAGACTTTCAATACAAAGTCGAAGTTTATGACGACACAAGCCTAAGCAACAACGTAAGAACGGTAAATAATTACAAGCCAGATGACGCTGAGTTCTCTAGGACGACTTTTGATTATACTTTAGCTAACAACTACGAAGATCATGGAAATAATTACGACAATATTTCTAGACTTATAAGTTTACAAGTCTTTCCTGTGGATGCTGCTGGAACAGTCGCAGGAAACGACGGTCAAGGCGATAAATTAATAGTAGAAAATCCAATACCAGCCATTCCAACTGATTTAGAAGGGTTTATTGATTTAGATAATCATATTAAAGTGTTTAACTTAAACAGAGCGGTAGACGTAAAGGAGATTGTGGTTCTCTCTGCCCCAGACGATTTTACGTATGAACAATACAGAAATGGCACAAGAGGCGATATAGATGTTAAAAGGATAAGCGCCGATGTTGATGTTATAGAAATCAACCCAAGCTGGACCACCCAAACTGCTGGCGGTGAAACTGTAGACGCTTTTTTCATGGTGGCGTATGTTGACCAGTTTGACTTAGACGTTGAAGCTTTGGCTATAGCAAATGGTGATACATTTGATTTAACTAAAAAACTTAACGGTAGGTTTTCTGCTCCTTCGGATGGATTTAACTCTCAAAAGATTGAGAAAGTAACTCAAGACACAATAGACCTTCTCGGTGAAGGTTGGAAAGCTTGGATTCAAATAGACGTTGATGGTAAGTGGTATGGCAGAAATATTAAATGTGTTGAAGATGTAACAGATCAATACTCTGATTACGCTGGTTATATACCATTTTACTGTACATTTAAAGCTCCTGTTTTTAAATTTGAAAACGTAGCTGGTTTTACATTTGACAGGCTACGATTTACTGCTGGATGTGGTTATTTCTGGGATGAAGATTTACCCACTTACCCATCAAACATTGCAACTAAAGATATATCTCCCGTGGGAGGGCATACCAATAATAATCAAAGCTTTACAACCACAAATGACACTGTAGAGCCGAATAGGACAATTACCGCCACCAAAGGCTTTAAACGTTATAGGGTTCACTTTGAAAAACCAAAAGGAAATCCATACTGGGTTGTTGGTCAAAATGTCAACAACGAGCCATATTATAGCGACGATTTCTTAACGAACATTAATGCGTTCTTTACGCCAGAAAGCACGGTATCACCAGCTTACGCTCAAGATTTTAAAGCTGGAGCAATTAAAGCTAAAACTAAAGCCACCACAATGAACGAGTTTAATAACAAAACTTTGCAAATTGGCTCAAGTGACGCTTACTTTAATTTCCATCCTGCGGGCTTTGTCCAAGGCTTTGGCGGGCTACCTAAAACTTCTCAGTATTTTGATATTCACATGGGCCACCTAGCAGATAAGAGCTATTTATCTAGAGCTATGTTCTTTGTGATGTCAACCACGGAAGAGACCAAAGGCCAAAAGAGCGCGGGCGATCCACAATGCTAAAATGAACAATAATAATCTCATAGTTTTTTTAAATGATGGCACAAAGATTGTGTTAACTTTTCCTATTGAAACTTCCGAGCAAAAAGCTTTAAAAGATTTTGAGGCTATGCGACCAGAGGCCAAGGGGCAAGTTAAAAAATATTTCTTTATTGAAGATGACAGCGTTTCTCCTGAAGTTTACAAAAATCATTACAAATTAGACTCAGAAAACAAGCTTACAATGAACATGAGGAACGCTTTCGCAGAGAAAGCTGTAGAAGAAATAAGAAAACGCCGCGACTTTTTTATTTCTAATCTAGACGTACCGTTTTTCAGGGCTCTAGAAGAAGATGATGGTCTATTAAAACAGCACATAACAAAACTAAAAAACTTTTTACGAGACTTACCCAATAATTTAAGGCTTGACGAAATTGAGGAAGATGAAGACGTGTTATTGTATAATCCATTTGGTAACATTTTTAATCTTGATATCGTAGAACAAGGAGAAGGGTATACCACCCCTCCAAAAGTAATTATTGACGAACCTAAAGGGTCGTATTACGGCTTTCAAGCTAAAGCTGTTGCCTTTATTGAGGACGGTAAAGTTGTTAGGGTTGAAATGACCGACTTCGGCTGTGGCTACGATTTTGCCCCAAACGTTAGTATCGAAGCTCCTGAAAATGGAAAACCAGCCGTGATTGCTAATGGCTGGCCTCAAAACGTAGTTTTATCTGATAAAGATATTTTATCTAATACTGAGTCTATTTATTCTTAAACACTACCTGGTGTTCCATAAAGCATTCCGCCTGGCCTCTTTTGTTCCGCGAGAACTCCGATAACCGCGCCTCTGACTCTTTCTGCTAGCTGCTTGGTTTCTTCTTGTGAGGCGGCATTGGTGTTTCTTGAACCGTCTTGATTGGTTTGGGTTGTTACAGCGCCATTATTTTCAACATTCACAGAGATGCTGATGTTGTTTGTGGTGCTCCCTAACTCAACGCCTCCTGCGTTAGATTTATTACCTTGGAATTCAGTGGTGGGTCTTGCGCCAGTCACAGGCGCTACATATCCACCCTTGTTGAACGCTGAGATTCTACCTCTGTTTAAGTTCTCAAAGAAGTTGAGTCCGTATTTATCTACGATACCCTTTCTGACCACGTACTCACCACCAGTGAGCAACGCTGGGATATCATCTTCTTTATTCTGACCGCCCTTGGCAAAGCCTTTAAGCCCGCCAGCAAACAATAGTGCTCCAGCGCCGAACAAGAAACTTCTTCTTCTGTTGGATTTTTGGTCTTGAAATTCTTGTAGCTCTTTTTGTTTTTCGGCGTAGTAATCTAAGCGATCTTTTTGGTAGTCAAAGAATTGGTCTGCTTTTTCAAATTTGTATTTGTTTTGTGGGTTGTTTTCGTCGTTCAAAGCTAACGTGCTGAGTCTTGGGTCTGCGACAAACCTACCTTGATCTGGGCGCTTGGTTTCGTTGTAGATAAAGCTATTTTTTAGTTTGAGCTTTGATGATCCGCCGCCGATTTCTACAGTTGAACGCTTGAAAATGTCTGGGTCAATAAAAGGACCAACCTCTGGGTAAGCGTTTACAGCGTTTTGAATATTCTTGATTCTTTGCTCGTTGAGAGGCTTGCCAAAGTCTAGCCTGAATCCTACTCTGTTTGCTAAAACTTGTTGCCCAGTGTCTCTACCGAGCCAGTCTTTTTTGGTGTCTCCAGTTGATTCTTTGTAGCCAAACGCTTCAATACCCGCTCTTTGCAGGGCTGACTGACGCTTTTGTCTTTCAGCTTGAATCGCGGCCATGTTTCTTGCTTTGCCGCTAAATATTCTGTCTGCGCTTTCTTTGGTAAGCTTAGTGTTATCAATCATTCCTCCCTTGTTAGCTGCTACAACCTTAGCAGAGTTTAAAGAGTCGAAAAAGTCTTTGCCGTATTCGTTTACAGTTTTCCTGCGAATCACGTATTCGCCGCGACTCAGGTAAGCTGGCACGTCGTCTTTTACGCCAGAACCACCTTTTACAATACCACCGCTGTTATAACCCTTAACGAGACCACCTTTGTTGAATCCCAAGAAACTAAAGGCTGTGTTGGTGGCCATGTCCAAAGACTTATCAAGCATTTTGTCAGCCATGTTTGCCATCATATCGCTAAAGGCGTCTTTGAGCTTTTTAGTTCCTCTGATAGCTTCACCAAAAGCGTCTGCGGCCCCACTCTTGAAATCTCTACCAAAATCACGACCCATTTGGTCCATGTCTTTTGCGAAGTCTTGCTGGGTAAAGGTAAACTCAGAACGGATAGAGTCTATAAAGTTTGTGAAACCATAAGCGCCCGTTTCAAGCATTTCTTGATTGAGTTGGTTTACTTTTTCTCTGAGTTGATCTGTGGTGATTAAGCCTTTTTCTTCGGCTTCGATAAGAGCTTCTCTTTTATTTTTTTGCTCTTTGATAAGTGCGTTTCTAGCGTCATTTACATCAGCAGCTATAGTTTCATCTGTTCCAGTTAAATCAAGCGTGCCATCTCCTTGAGCGGCTCTTTGTATTATACTATCAACACGCCTTCTGTTGTCGTCTACTGCCATAGTAGCGCTAACCATACCGTTTTTTACCATCTCCAAAGTACGTGCGAATTGCTCTGCCTCTTCTGCTCTCTTTTCAAGTTCTAATTTTTCAAAAGTTTCTGAGGTTAAACCCGTAGTACCTTCTCTAGCTTCTTTTATTCTTTTATCTAACTCTGTGGTAACATCGCTTAATGTTCTAAGACCATCAGCGTTCTTTAAAACAACGTTTGTTGTTTCGTCTGAAATTTCTTGTAAAACGTCTTTTAATTTAGGGCTTACTTCTGTAGCAGCATCTAATACTTCTTTGAGGCTTAAACCTGGGCTAGCTGCTTTAAGTTGTCGGGCTACCGCTATGGCGTCTCCACCCGCTTCGTCTATCATTTCTTCTAAGGATTTTCCAAATTCGGAAAAAGAAACTTGCTCAAATCCCGCGTTTTGCATAGCCGCAGTTGCCGCTGTGTTTTGCGCTGCTCTAATTCCTTGTAATCTAGCTCCTAATCTTGCGCCTCTGTCAGCGTTTGCTTGTGTTGGCGCAATCAAGCCAGTTAAAGCTGTTCCGAAGGATGAAACCTGATTCTTAGCAATTTCTCTTGGGTCGCCAAAAGTAGTTGTCCCACCCACAGCCAAATCTCTACTAGCCAAAGTGGCGGCTCTTCTTGCTGCGTTTAAGTTTTCAGTTTTTTGAAATTCAATCAATTGGGTAAGTTTTTCGCTACTTAATATATTGCCTTTCATGGCTTCCATTTGTAGCTCAGTTTCTAACTTTAACTGACGAATTAATTCAGCACGATTTTCTTCTAGCTGTCTGTATTCAATAGTTGAGTCTATACCTCTTTTTAGATTTTCATTAGCTTCTACTTGAGCTTGAGCTTCTACTGCTTTTAGCATAACCATTTGAAGCTCTGGAGAATCACTTGGCATACTTTCTAAAGCATCAATAATTTCTTGCTGTTTTAGGTTGTCTGAGTCTAAAAGTTCTTTTTGTTCAAGTAATTGTTTAACGCTTTTATTTCTCAACTCAAACAACTGCTTAGACACTTGATCAGGCTTGGTAGCTACTTCTTGAAATCTGCTTTTTCTAGTTGTGGGTGCAATTCCTGCTGTAGAATCGAAGGATATACTACTTATTGTTCCTTTAACAGCTTCCGCTCTGGGGTCTGGATCAACTGTTGTACGATTTTGATTTTGTTGGAATTTTTTAGCTGCTTGTTTTTCTTTTTGTGAAAAATCTTGTATGATATTACCCTTACTGTCTCTGGGTGCTTGTTCGCCCAAGCTTTCCACGTAAGCTCTTCTGCTGGCAAGACTTTCTCCAGTTACTGACTCTACATTAGAAGCCGCCTCCCTAAAAGAATTGGTGGTTCTGTCAAAGACCATATTTAGTTGTTTTGCTAAAGCTATGTTGTTTTGGACTATTTTATTATAATTATTTTTTGCTAAATCGTCTTGTCGTAATTGTCTGCTAGCGTTTTCAGAGTCTGTAGTAGCCGCAAGAAGGCGATCACCTCTTGGTAGAACGCCAACGCCGTGTTGAGCAGCAGCGAAACCTTCTTTGGTCATCATTCTTTGTATGTTTTGTTGAATGACGTTTGCAGATAAACCAGTTACTCTCATCAAAGAGTTAAAATTTTCTTTCTCCACTTGACGAAAGCTTTTTCCGCCGTCCTGACCAAATCGGCGGTCTTGCTCTTGAGTTCTTGGTCTTCCTTTTTCCACCGCATTCAGAAATTTATTAAAGTCAATTCTTTCACTGGCCATAGTCCTCATCATCTCAAAAACAGTGTCTCTGTCTGGGCCGTATTCATTAAAAGCTCCTCCACCAAAATGATCCATTGACATCTTGCCCGCCTTTTGTGTGATAATGCTGCCACCACCCGCTCTTTTTTCTAACTCTTGTCTTTGTTGTTCTAGCAATATTCTGCTTTGAGCGTCTGCGGCTTTTCTTCCTGCTTCTCTGCCCGCCGTTCTGTCTTCCATCTTTCCGATGATTTCTTGAATTTCTCCGAATCTACTCTTAAAAGCGTCAAAACTAACAGTTAAAGACCTATCTAATTGTCTAAATCCTGACGCGTTTGTTTGACCTATTGCTTTTCCTACTTCTACGGTATTTTGACCAGCTATTACCGCGTTTTGCGTGTTAGCATCAAGATGATGAAGCCCATTCATTCTTAGGGCATCGCTAAATGAGTCTCTATTTTTATTCGCAATATCACTTGCTTGACTTATTATTAAATTATTTAATATAGCGCTATTCTTTCTGATAGCATTTACGGAATCTGGTAGCTCAGACAATTTTAGTTGGCTTGCGAGTTGTTCAACTGCTATTTGATCTGTATCAAAAGAACTTGGGTCAACTTGCACCCTTCCTCCGCTCATAATATTTGTTAGTATTGCAGATCGATCAAATTGCCTTGATAAATCTTGAGACCTACCTGTAATAGCTGGACCCAATAGCGGAGCTAAACCTTGGGCTCCCAAATTTCTGACTGAATCTAAATTTAAATTGTTTAGCAGATTGTCTAGTAGGCTTGCGTTTGCTCTTCCTAAGTCTACTACGCTTTTTGAAAAAGAAGCAGTAATCGCCAACTCCAAAGTATCGCCAAGTTTATCAATATTACTTGATAAATCAGAATTTTTAGAGCTACGAAGGAAATCACCAGCGCCTCCTGCCGTGGCGATTCTGTTTTGTAGTTTAGCAGACTCTTGAGCCCAATAAGCTTGCTGTTCTTCGATTTTTAATTGATGCTGTTGTTGTTGGATTATTTGTCCTAATTTGTTTGTTGTAGCTTCTTTGTTTGCTAAAATACTTTCATTTAAAACAGCAGTTAAGGCGCTCGCCTGCTCTCTTGTGTATTGAGCACTTATTAATGCGGCTTTAATATCTTGGCTAACTGTATTGAGTGCGTCAAGTTTTTTGGGGTTGTTAGCAAAAGCTGCAAAAGCTTTCTCCATTACGGGAGTCAAAGCATTTAACGCTCTACTATCTCTTTGTAATTGGGATAGTAATTCCCTGCTTTGCCCTTGCCCTAAATTAGTTGAAGCTTGTTCAATTTTTCTAGCAGAATCTTGGAACTGCTGGCTTGTTATATTTAACGCATTTGCAGCCCCTTCGGAGATAGCTCTACGTAATTCTTTAATTGAATTCGCTCTAATTTCAAATTGTCTTTCGCTAGCGTCACTTCTAGCTTGCTCAACATTAGTCAAGAAAGGTTGGTTTAATTTTCTAGCCCCCTGAAAAGCTCCTGTTGCTAAGTCAAGCTGAAAGTCTTTTATATTGTCATTAAAACTGCTGATACTTTTTACATTTTCAAGAACTCTTTGCGCTGTTTTGGCTAAAGATGCTTGCAAGGATTGTAATTGATTATTTAAATCTTTGGCTGTTTTTTGATAAGCTTTTTCTACTTTTTGTCTTTTTTCTAAATCGGCTGTAACTTGCGCAGCGTCTTTTGCTGATGATTTAATATCAACAAATAATTCATCTATGATTTTAAAAATTTCTTCTTGATCATCCAAGCTTTGGCTTAACACGGATTGTGCGAAATCGTCTCCAAAAAACTCTCGAAAGTCTCTACCTGAAAGGTCAATATTTCTTCCTTGTTCTAAAGCTTCAGCTAAACCGCCTCGATCTAAAGTTGAACCTACAATACCTCTCGCTGCTGTGAGTGCTTTTTCTCCTTCGGCGTTATCTTCAAAAATTGTAGTATCTTCAAACCCAAGCAGCTTAGTAAATAAACCTCCTCCAGCACCCAAATCCGCTTGCAAGTTAAGTATGTCTTGCGCCCCTTTAAGAGCAGCTTGCTGTCTTTGTAGGTCTAAGCTTATCTCACCAAAGGCTTCTCTTATTTTGTCTGCGTCACCAGCGGCAGCTTTTATCTTATTTCTAAATTCAGCAGGCGCGTCACTAAGAGCTTTTGTTAGATTGGTTTGAATTTTTTGTATGTCACCTGCGTTAGTGTTTAATGGGTCATCAAAAGCGGCTTTGAGCTTGTCAAAGCTTTCCATAAACTGCTGACCGCTTTGCTGTAGTCTATTAAATTGTTGCCCCACGTTTTCTAATTCTTTGCCAATTTTATCGGCTTCTTTTTTGATGTCTGCTTTGGCCATCGCTTTGCCCATGCTATCGACGGCAAATGCAACTGCGCCAACTGCCGCGATTGGGCCTGCAAATGCTGCTGCTCCTTGCACTGTTTTGCCAAGCCCAGTTCCTTTAAGTCTACTACCTAAAACGCCTTCACCTGCGTCTATATCTTTTATAAGATTGCTTCCAGCGCCAGCTACACCTGCGGCTGCTATTGCTCCAGTGCCGAGGCTAGTACCAAAAGCATTGATACCTGCTCGGTTCGTAGCGTCACCGCTAAATTGAGCAATTTGGCCAGCAAGCATTGGAGCGGCAAAAGCTATGCCTTGCCCCAACGAAGAAACCCTTGAGTTCATACCGAATCTTGCTTGTTCTCTTTGACTTCTTTCTTGTTTTCTTTGTTCTTTTATAGCCTTGGCTTTAGCGTCTCTTGCTTTCTGTCTGGCTTTTTTATCTTCTTCGGAAAATTCAGCGGAGCTTTTAGAGTTTTCTCTTATTTGCTTGATTTCTTCATGGATAGCTGTTACTCTCTCTTCTCTAGCGTCATATTCGGCTTGCATAGCCTCTTCAATTTCTTGCGCGTCTTTAGCTTCCAGTCGCCCCATAACCGTATCGAAGCTAACTTTCTTGCCCTCTGCGTCTTTAAACATAACGTCCTTGCTGCCAGACCGCACTTCCATACCTTGGGTTGCTGCAAAGTCTTGGACTTGACGCTTACTAAATTTATCACCACCAGCAGCATCACGTTTTCTGCCAAAATCATCAATTCTTACTGGTTCTCTTAGCTTTTCTCTTTCTTCGCGCAGTATCCCAATGTCAAGGGCGGCTTTTCCTCTTGCTTCCGTGTTTCTTAGCCCACGTTGATTTTTAACAAGCGTTTCATAGTCTTGGTCTGCTTTTTGTCTGGCTGTTATAGAATCTTGAATAGCCTTAGATTCTTTTGCTCTTTCTTCCCTAAACTCTCTACTAGACTGAACTATGCTTTGGATCGCGGGAGCAATTAAGGCTATACTGATGCCACCGCCAACAAAGTCTCCAAAGTCTGCTGCGTAGTTAGGTACGTACCCGTGACTTGCTCCTTGAGTCTGCAAGTCTTTCATGCTCTTGCCAGAAGCTCTGTGCATGTTGATTGCGCGGCCAAGCGAGCCTTCAGCAGCGTTGTATACTCCGATGCCACCGCTTGCAGCCAACCTAGAGTCGTAACCAACTTTGACTTGACTTCGGGAATAACCAGCCGCCATCTCACGGCCAATAGCGGCCTTCAGAGCGTCTTGCGCAAAGTTCGGAACAAACCCACCAGCCATTACGCCCTTCTGGCCAAAGTAGCCTTTCCACTGAGTTTTAAGCGCGGGGTTTTTGTTTAAAACACCCATAGCCTGCCTGAATCTTTCTGGGCCAACTATCTTAGAAAGTCCTTGCGTCTTGATGTTGTTGGTGAGCATATCAACCAAGTATTTACTGAACGAGCTTGCAACATCTACAACCTTTTTAACATCGCGCTTGCTTCTTTCGAACATAGAAAGTTTTAGCTGCAAATGTTTTTGTGTGCCGAGCTTTTGCGCCATTTCTTCAGCAATAACAAAGTCACTGCCTTTTTTGGCTCCAGCGGCTGGTAGCCCGTATTCTTGAGCGAACTCTTCTTCAAACTTAACGCCAGCTACAGCACCACTTGCGCTTCCTTTGTTAAACTTAGCACCTACAGCACCTAAAACTTGATAAGCCAAGCCGTCGAATAAGCCTGGCACCTGATCAAGTAGCATTGTGTATTTTGGGTTAGCTTTCTTGATCTTTCTGGAGCTCAAACCACCAACGGTGATGCTGCCTGCTCTACCTTCTAAGTCTCCGCCAACAACAAGCGTTTCTCCTTCTGGGCCTCTGATAAGAGTTTTGCCGCCGACACGTTTGGTGATTTCTTTTTGGCTTAAATTGGTGTCAATTGATTTTGCTTTATTGGCTGGGTTTACATTGATAAATGCGTCACCTAAGTCTTCGTCACGTAAACCGCCAAATTCAAAATTAGGAATTTCAACATTAGGGATAAAACCACCGCTAGCTAGTTTTGTGTTTTTAGTAACTACCAAGCCTATTTTACCTATTCTGTTTCCTAAAGAAATGTCGTCAATTTTACCATCTTTTATGCTTTTTTTCGGGGGTCCAGCTAAAAAACTATTAGCACCTTTCTTTAAGACTTGCGACAATTGAGCAGTTTGCCTTGTTCTCACTTCAGTGGGTTGCCCTCCACTAGACATTATGTCAAAAAATGCATTTCCTTGTTGCAAGCTGCCTCCCACTTTGTTTCTAGCAGAAACTTCACCAAGTATGCCTTGAATTTGATTGTTTAAATATTTGAAGTTAACCTTTGGTTTTTTTAAGTGAGTCTTTATACCTTCTAAAGAAGACTCATCTACACGCCCCAAGCTGTCGCTCCAAATTTCAAAATTTTTCATTCTTTCGCTAACAGGCGTGTTTGTTCTAGGCATTATTTCCCTAACAACAGTGTTAGCTTCTTGAGCGTATTGCTCTACTGTTTTACCTAAACGGGTTACATTTATAATCGCTGAGAATCTATCTTTTTTGTCAGCATTAGTGCTAATTAATCCCGTTCT